GAGGACAAATAGTCCGGACACCGGTGATGCAACCTGTCTCTTACTGCGTGCGAGTACTTTTCAAGGGGGTGTGGTTCCCTGGATCTCCGGAGCTGCTGCAGCCCTGAAAGATAAAGCGAGATGAAAGGATATAAGGATAATTATGCCGAAAAAGAAGGAAAGAACGAAAGAAGAACGGATTTCTGAAGAATTAAAAAGAATCAGTGATCTATTTCCGGATCTGGATTCCAAACAGAGATCTGCCATCATGCCATTGATCCAGAATGCTGCCTTCATGAAAGTTTCCCTGGAAGATCTTCAGGAGATTATAAACCGGGACGGAGTAACAGAAGTATATCAGAACGGAGCGAACCAGTACGGAGTGAAGCAGAGTGCTGCAGTACAAAGCTATAATGTTATGATTAAGAATTATGCTGCAGTAATCAAAACAATTTCTTCCATGATTCCACCGGAGAGACAAAAATCAGAATCAGAGCTATACCTTGAAGCTCTACGATCAGCACAGGAAGCCCAAAAGGTTGGAATGAAGGATTTCACTTCCTGGAAGAATGACAGATCATTCGAAAGGTTCAGACAGCGAATGGAAGCCGAAGAAGAATGATCCTTCCGGAAAGGCGAGGACTTAAAGCAGATCAATGAAATGGATATAGATGAGAGCGAGCGGCAGCAACGCCTACTGGCAGCCAAAAATGAGCTGATCCGGCGGCTCAATAGCTAGGGAGGCTAATCACCTTTATTCTCATTTGTTAGTGTTTGTTTGCATTATTGACTTTTAGGCCATAATCCTTTATACTATCTTTTGAGCCGGATCATGTCCGGCTACTCACAGAATAGGAGGAGGCACATGAAGACAATAGCAATCGTCAATCAAAAAGGCGGAGTCGGGAAAACAACAAGCTGCGTAAACCTGGGCGCAGCTCTCGCGCTCCAGGGGCAGAGAGTCCTATTGATTGACTTAGATCCGCAAGGATCTCTGACAAAGTACTTCGGGATCGGCGAACAGGAACGGACAATCTATGAAGCAGTCTCCGGCAGCTGCCCTATCAGCAGCGCAATACTCCGGCGCGATCAGATAAGTATTGTTCCTTCTGATCAGCGAATGACAGGAACGGAGGGCGAATTTAAAACACGGTTGACCGCACTCCAGGACGCGCTGGAAGAAGTCAAGGGACAATATGATTACACTCTGATCGATTCCGGTCCAGCCTTGAATACGTTTGCTATCCTGGCACTTGTCGCAGCTGATCAGGCCATTGTTCCTGTCGCGCCGCAATTTCTCGCGCTTGACGGCCTAGTACTGATCACGGACACGATCAAAGACGTATCTTCCGCACTAAACAAGAGGCTTCACCTGGGCGGCCTGATCGTGACGCTTTACGATGGCCGGAGAAACCTGGACAGACAAATTTCCGAAGAGATCCGGCGGAGGTATCCGGAGACTTTCAAGAGTGAGATCCGGATCAGCTCGAAGATCGCCGAAGCTCCAGGCTTTGCCAAAACAATTTTTGAATACGATCCTAAATGCCAAGGAGCTGCAGCTTATATGGACATAGCGAGTGAGATCCTATCAAGGGATCAGAAATAAAAGGAGGCTATATTATGACTTTGAATGAATTACTGGGCAAGATGAAGCACTATGATCAGATCTCTGTCCGCGAGGTGAAACCGGAGGCGGACGAGATCGGCGAAAAACAGTATTATTTCGGCTCTGTTCGTGATTTTGTGTGTAATGATCACGAGATCAGGCGCCTTGGCGGCCGTGAAGTCAAGGCCATCGAAATGGGACTGGTTTCTCTGATCGTCGGAGTATAGGAGGCAAAGCAATGAAAAGCGGACTTATTAAAGATCTCACGCAGAAACGGCTTGCCGGAGAGGCCGCACAGGCCGCCCCTGAGTCAGCAGCTCCAAAGGCACAAACCAAGAAGAAACTGACTGATAGCTATAAAAGGCAGACATACTGGCTGCGTGATGACATCATCGAATTTATAGCTGACTATGCCTATACGGAACGGATCACGATCAGGGAGGCGATCAATCAGCTGCTTGACATTGGCCGCCAGGAGATCCTGAGCCAGTACACCAGGCAAGGAAAAGGACTGATTCATAAAGAGGAAAAGGAGTTTTAATCATGGTCGAATTTGACGGAAAAAAATATTATACGCTGCGAGAAATTGCCGATATCCTTCACATGCATATCAATTCTATCAGGCTTTATGTTAAGAACGGAAAGCTGAAGGCTACGAAGCTGGGAAGGGGCTATCTTGTCACCGAAGAAGATCTGAAGGCTATGATTGAACAGGGCAGAAGGAAATGATCATAGACTATACTCAGAGCGAAAAAAAACAACTTGAAGAAATTATGACCAGGTATGATGAACTCGAAAAGGAATATGATCAAATTCTGGAGTCACGTCCTGACAAATTAGTTCGCCCCACCGATCCGGAAAACGATGATAACGCTGTGAGAACCTGGGTTCTTGCCGGATCTAAAGAATGGCAGGAGGCAAGGCGGCGATGCCTTGAGCTTGAAGAGGCAAAGGCCAGGGAGATCGAAGCGTTTTTTGAAAAATGCGAGTCTGATCGTTTTGAAAAACTCGAAGGAGATCCTCAGCGGATTAAGGAGAACGCAGCCGATCAAGTCAATTTACTCATTCAAAACCATTATGATTTAGCCAGGAAAGTAATCAAACGTAAGGACTGGATTCAAGGTATTCGGATAGAAGGCCGCAGCTATAAGGTCGATCGTGATTACATAATTGACCAGGCAAAAAGCTTATTATCAAAGCATTATGCTTTCTTTTCTGACGATCCAAAGCAAATAGACGAAATCATTACAAGAATCGTCTCCACAAATAAGCATGTATCATCAGAGGGCGAATACTTTGAAGGGCAAAGAGCAAAGGGCACATATTCGACGCTCCGGCAACTTGAAAAAAAGACTGGGAAAATTGAATTTCCATTGTCTATGGTCATCCCTACGCTAACGCATTACGATCGCAGTCTAACCGTAACAGATAAAGGCGCGGCATATATTCAGCTCTTGAAGTCTACCGAGAACATCGTTTTTGAAAAGGGCAGAATTTTTTTAAGGACAGAAGACGATTATCTTCGAGAGCTAAGCGAAGCCGAGCTGAAAGATCTCCGAACAATGGAAAAGATAGAAGAAATAGACTTGCCGAAGCTTAGGATTTTCTTTGGAATTACCTTGAAAAACTTTGAGGCAACAGGCCGTATTCCGGAAGCTATCAGCATATCCGCAAAAGCTTTGCTATCGGCCATGGGCTATAGGGATTCAAGAAATAGCAAACAACTGGCTGAAGATCTGATGGAAGTTATCAAATCCTTCCATGACATAACAGGAGTAATAAAGGGGACTTCCGGAAGCAATAACTATTATCAGGTTCTTGTCTTTCATTCAAAGGAAGACGAAATAATAACATTCAGCTCGCCCTACATGAACCACCTTATCAGGAGAATATCAGCTGCTTCCATCAAGCGCGATGGCAACCTGGAGCCTTTAAAAAATCCGGACGGTTCTCCAAAGCGTGTTGCTGCGTATTCGTACATGATAAAAAATACGATAGCAATCGAGAAAGACAAGGCGGCCGTGGAGAATGTCGTTATTATCGTTTCCGGTATAGAGCGAGCAGGCAATAATCCTTATCACATTTCATTCAAGAAGCTAATCGAGGAGAACGCTCTTCTTGCCGAAGGCCTTAAAAAAGCGGGGCCGTCTCATGGAACACAATACCTAAAAAGACACTTTTTGAAGACATGGCAGCTGCTTCGCGATCAAACGTATTTAACGGAACGGTATGAAAATATAGAGCTTCCTGATCCGAATGAAATCAAAAACATTCCAACATTGAAATCTATCGAAGCAGGAGACTCTATAACCATAAGGCACGGGAAAAAACGCAAATAATATGGCCGCGGAATTACCGTGAAGTGTGTGAGAATTACCGTGAAGTGTGTGAGAATTACCGTGAAGTGTGTGAGAATTACCGTGAAGTGTGTGATTTGGTTTTCGAGAAATGGCTTATTTATGCGGCCTAGAGGCTATTTCTGAAAACTCTAATACCTTAGTACTTTAGTACTTTAATATAAGCGGCTGGCTCCCTTGACAGTCGCCGCCGCTTCAAAGGGCTTTAGAGTTAGCCAGTATGTGAGTGCTTTAGTTGGAATTACCGCAATGTGTGTGAGAATTACCGCTGCGTGTGTGACTTCTGCGTGTAGCATTGGTCGCGGCCGATAGTCGCGGTATAATTGTATCAGATCGGAGGTGATCACTTGACTGTCATAAAATAAGAAGCAGCTGCATGAGGTAGCGACTCAGGCAGCTGCACAGATCAGACCATTGACAACAATCAAAGGAGATCTGCGCTCATTATACGATGGATCTCCGGAAAAATCAAATCAGGAGAAAAGGTGTTTGAAATGAATGAACTGACAGAAAAAAGTGTTGCAGAAATCAGCGCACAGGTCGATATAGCGACTGCTGCGCTGGAACAGACGAAGGCCGAGATCCGGAAGACGTTTAATGAAAAACTGGCTATTGAAACTGCAAAGAGAGTATCTCAATATGCTTACTGGACAGATATCGACTGGGAACATTGCAATCTAGACGAATATAAAAACCAGTATTATCCGTCCGGATTCTCGAACCTGGACGCGATCCTGGATGGCGGGTTTTATCCAGGCTTGTATATCCTGGGCGCGATCTCAAGCCTGGGAAAGACTTCTTTTGTCCTCCAGGTCGCGGATCAGATCGCAGCAACCGGAGCCGATGTTTTGTATTTTTCTCTTGAAATGGCAGCCGATGAGCTTGTTAGCAGAAGCCTGAGCCGTTTGACGTATCAGCTCTGCGATGGCCATTACTATGCAGCGAAGACAACACGCGGAATCATGGCACCGCCAACGATATATAAACAGTACAACGATCGGGAGATTTCTGTAATCCAAAAGGCGCGCGCTGAATATGCAGTAACAGGCGGCCACTTGTATATCTATGAAGGTATCGGAGATATCGGGACAGAGCAGATAAAGAACCAGGTAGAACTCCATCGCCAGGTGAAGGAAAAGAAGTCAGTTGTAATTATCGACTATCTGCAGATCCTGGCTCCGCACGATGTCAGGGCAAGCGACAAACAGAACACAGATAAGGCCGTGCTTGAGTTAAAGCGAATGAGTCGAGACTTTAATATACCTGTTATCGCAATTAGCAGCTTTAACAGGGATAGCTACACAAACGAAGTCACGCAGTCTTCATTTAAGGAATCCGGCGCGATCGAGTACGGCTCAGACGTTCTCCTGGCTATTCAGCCCCAGGGAATGCTGCCAGGCTTTACAAAGGCAGACCAGAAGAAAAACGTTCTGATCACAAGTCAATGCATAAAGTCTCCTGTTCGCGATGTAGAAGTCAAGGTGCTGAAGAACAGGAACGGAGAAACCGGCGGCCGGATTGGTTTTGTCTATCGTCCAAAGTACAATTTGTTTGAAGAAGTGGCAAACTATAAACCGAAGGAAGATCTACCGCTTGACGATGATCTAAGCGATTTTCTTCCATTCGACTAGACAGATATACTAGGTTAGTGTTTGTAATGTCTGCAAAATATGACAATTGAATAAGTGTAAACATTGAAGGCAAGTGGAGCGGCTACCTACAGATTATGATAGTGTTTCCATTTGCCTTCTTTATATGTCAATGTAAATAATAATAGCATATCTCAGTTAATAGCAGATAATAGAAGATAATAGCAGTAATTGCGGATAGTAGCAAACAGAAGACTATAGTATAATATATGTAATAGGTGTAAACAAATATTGCATTATATGCAATAAACAATCAATGTATGCAGAAGCAGATAAGGGGGTAAACGATGATTTTCGGAATGACAAAAGAAATGATCCGGAGAGATCGAGCATCAGCAAAGTTTCTGGCTTGCCTGAAGAAGATCCACCGGATAGATGAAAAGATGAAAACTGCATCAGGCGAAAGATTGCAGAAGCTTGCAGATCAGAAGGCGATCCTGGAACTTGAAATGGATCAGCTCTGGACAGTCGGAATGGGTCATCATATCGAATACAGGGGGGAAGAAGAATGATCGAGTATAGGAAAGCATTCGGATCTTATATCCAGGACTGCAAAGATCCTGACCGGAAGGCAGCAGCGGAAAAGGTGATGGACAGTATCAAAAACAGACGGAAATATAAAGCGGAGATCATTGATAATCCGGACGGAATGAAGCTCCAGGAAGGGAAGCTTTACCGGATCGGTGAAAAGATCTATCGCATGGAACTGGTCGAAATCAAAGAGCCTGATGCCGATCGGGAGAAAAGGCAATCAGGCGAAGCGATCATGAAGCCGAAGCATACCGAAAGGAAAAAACTGGAAAGAGAACTGAAGAAGTGCCAGATCCGCCAGCACCTGAATAAGATAAATCCAGATCCCGACTATGACGAAGAAGCAAACCAGAAACAGGCCATGGACATTGTCGTGCAGCTTGCAACACTGCAAGCCGGTGGATCTATCAATCGGTCAGCGGACGGAAGGCTGATCGAGATCCGGTAAATATCAATCTAATAATCCTATAAGGGGGAAATGAAAATGAATAAGAATAAAATCCAGATGTTAATTGACGAACTGCAGAAGCGGACAGCCAACAGAGCAGCCGCAAAAGAACGAAAAGACAAGATCACCGATCAGATCCGAAAGCTGAAGGAAGAAAGAGAAAAGGCCGGTGCCGCTGCTGATCGGGAAGCTCTCCGGGCGATCCGGAACGAGATCCAGGATCTTGAAGATGATCTTTTTATCCTGGACAAACAGAGTGAAGAAACCTTTATCAGCAAAGAAGCCGGACAAAAGGTCTGGTCTGAATATGAAGACGATTATTCGAAGCAGCTTGAATCCCTGGTAAACGCTTACCGGAAGCAGGCAGCGATCACTTATGAAAAGTTTATGGCTATCGTGGATCTTCAGAATGAAGCCCTGGCAGCCAGAGAACAAGTCGCTTCAGCTTGCGGAATCCTGCCGAAAAATCCGATGAGCTATGAAAACCATGATCCCTTGCCTGATTTCAAGATGAGATTCTTTGAAGAAGAAACGGACAGCAGATTTTCTAATTATAAGATCTGGCAGCCTTCAGCAAGATGGATCTTACTTGCAGGGCTGAGCAAAGATCCGGTGAAAGAATCTTCCCTGTTTTCAGATGTCCTTCGGCTGAGAAAGCATCATGAACCGAAGAAGGAAGATGAACAATAAAGAAGGCACGGTGCAGCGGTTATGTCTCCCTGGCTGCTGCTCTTGCATATATTCCCTGTGATGGCAGATAGGGCAGCTTTCAGGCTGTCCTTTTGCCTTTCGGGGCTAATACTTTAATTTCGTAGAACATACAAAAAGGGAATCATAACACATACAAAATATCCATACCAGGGCATACAAAACAGGGAGCACTTTATATCAAAATACTTCCACCAGCACATACAAAATGCCCTGATTTTTTTTAAGGGGTATATTGATATGACATAAGCTCCGAAGATCCAGTATTCATCAGTATTCCTGGATCTTGCAAGGTGATTCCGGTCAAATAATCGGAGGCTATCCGGTATTTCACGATTAGTGAAATATGGAAGCCGATGACAAGATAGAGAATCTGACAAGATTCTCGATAATCTATCATGAAAGGGTAGGGTGGTTATATGATTGATCGAGCGAAGCTTGAACGATGCTTGAAGCTCCGGACAGAAGCCGACAAGGCGGAGGAGCGGCTGAAAACGCTGATCCCAAGGATCTCGGCCAGGATAGGCAGCTATCACACCAAGTCAGTATATGGGCGGCCGACAGAGGAGCTTGCTACTGAAAGGGTCACCCTGGAGGAGCTGCTGACTAAGATTGTCCAGGAGTACGCAGCTCTTACGGATGAGATCTCAACGGCCTGTCAGGACGCAGATCCGACATATAGAGAAATCATCATGGAACGGTATATTGATGGGCTGCCTTTTCAGCAGATCGCCGAAAAGCTGCATTATAGTGATTCTTACATATATGAGCTTCATAGAAATGCAATAGCCGCCGTTTGCGGCGACAAGTGATCTACCGGAGCATAAAAAAACAGGCTGCCTGGATAAAGGAGCAAAGACCAGGGCAGCCCTAAACAGGGGTTAGGACTTAGAATCCTACGGAGTAAAAATGACCTATTTACCATTGAGTGAGAATGACTCGAAGGAGGTGTATTGATATTATACCATAAACTCTGCGTCAAATCTGCATTTTGCGAAAAGTTTATAGAAATAAATAATGAGCCGGATCGCCTGATTTTATCGGCAGAAAGTACAAGCTGCCAGGCTCCGGATCTCCGACCAGGTTTCGCTCCTGGATCTCAAACAGGCGAATATAGGCGATTAGTCCATAATTCACCAGGTCACGAGCTGAAAAACGTCCTCAGATCGTTTAGTTTAGCTTCGCATTGTGAGAGCTTCGCCGGAGCTTCGCAATAAACTCATACAGTACAAGTTTTGATAATAAGGCAGCCGGAGGCCGAGCTCCAGGCAAAGGCCGCCAGGGCTGCCGATCATTAGGAGAAGTAAAGAGCCAGGCCTTTGAAATTTAAGCGAGAACGGCCTTCAAATCGTCCGAAGGTATAAACTATCATCCTTCAAGCCAGGCGGCCTTCTAGGGGCAAAATACACGGAGCTAGGCCTATACTTTGAACCATTGTAGGAGCTCATCACCAGGCAGCCGATCAGGAGCCAAAACATGAAGTAAATTCATCGCCAGTATATTTGATCGGCCGGAGCTCCGGAGCGGCTTATTCGGGAAAATTCCTCTCAGGATCCTGGGAAAATTTGAGCAAGGCCGGAGGCCGGATATTCTGACGGATAGCCGGAGCTGCCAGGCGGCCGGATCTGTCCATTCCGTAACGGGGGTCTACAAGACCAGAAACTTTTTCCTTGTCGAAAAGAATCCTTTAACCATGCGGCATGGCGGACTTGTGGCAGCCGAAAAACGGAGTAATTACTACGATTTTTTAAAACGGAGTTTTTATTACATTCTGTCAGATTTTGACTACACTTTTTTTGACCATAATTGATGCATCGGCAAGGGGTAACAGGGATCACCCTGGATGTGCGTTTATGTACCGGACAGGAGCATAAACGCACTGCTTGCTAAACTGAACACGGCCGACGGATTTACTCAAAAAACATCGTCCGTGCGGACTACTTTCTAACAAAACTACGGCTCATTTTTAGTGAGATCCGGAGCGAGATCCAGCGGAAAGGAGGAGCTGCCGCATGAGTGCGGAGACGAAAAAATTTTACTGGCAGCGTGCCTGGAAGGAGTGCCAGGCGGCCTATATGAAGAAGGCCAAGGGGCTCTGTGAGCTATGTCTGAAGGAGGGGCGGATCACTCCGGCGGAGATCGTTCATCATAAAGTTCACATCACCCCGGAGAATTTAAATAATCCGGAAATCACTTTCAATCATGACAATCTGATGGCCGTTTGCCGCAAACATCATGCCGAAATTCATAAAGGCAAAGGCTCAAAGCGTTACACATTCGGAGACGATGGCCGCATTATATTTTTGGATGAGTGACGGCAGCCAGGCATAGCCCCCCCTTCAACAAAACGAGGACAAATAGTCCGGACAC